TGATGAGCGTTCCGTCCAGGTGGTCGCGCACGTAGCTGCGCCAGGTGGCGGACGTGATGTCCCAGTCGGCGCCGTCTCGCCGGAGCCACACGATCATGGTGGCGGCGTCGCCGCGCACTTGAGGCTCGGCGCCAGGTGGCGGGAACTGCGTGTGCGCGGCCATCGGATCACACCACCAGCAGGGCGATGGCGAGCAGCCCGAGCCCGAAGGCGACGAGGGAACCCCGGGACGGATCGGGCCGGCCCGAGACGGCGATCATGCCGGCGACCACGAAGAAGATCGCGGCGAACAGCAGGAGCCATTCGGCGGTTTCGTGGTAGCCATCGATCAGTGCGGTGATCATGTTGTGCCTCCCTAGAAGGTGCTGACATCGGCGCCGCAGGTGAAGATCCCGCCGACGGTGGACCAGTTGACCACGCCCGGACCACCGATGTTGGAGACCGCGAGCCGAGCCGTGAGGGTGGACCCTTGGGCGACGCTCGCCCAGTAGGCCCGGAACTGAAGGTTGGCTGCCGAGTAGTAGGTGCCGAGGGTTCCGGCAGCGGGCATCTCCCACGACGGAGCCGGATACGTGGCGGCAGCCTGAAGGCCGGCGGAGACGAGGTTCGGCGGATCGCCCGCCAGTGAGACGGCGCTGTTGCCCTCGAACAAGACGGGACCGGTGCGGGGCACCGTGAAGGAGACATCGATGACGCCGGTCTGGCCGCCACCGATGTTCTGGTTCGGTGACCGGGCGAACAGCAAGAGCTTCGGAGCCGGCGTGATCACCGGCTGCGGAACTTCCTGGTTGACCCACGCTGCGCCGTTCCACACCTCGATGACGGTCGGCGCGTCGTCCCGCATCGTCAGCTGGTTGAGCATCGGAGCCGGGACCGCTGCGGCCCGAGCCGCGGCCGTAGCGAACGAGGGGATCTTCTGGCTGGCCACGAGGCTGTTCACGCGCAGGTCGGTGAGCGCGTTCGACGCGACCTTGGCGATGGGCAGCTCCCACACACCGGTCGGCAGCTGGACGGGAGTCGTGGCGCCGTCGCGCCAGATCAGCTGGGCGAGGTTGGCAGCTGGGTCGAACTGCACGACGGCGAGCCCGTTGGCCGTGACGGTCAGCATCGTCTGAGCGGGCAGCTCGCAGAAGTGTCCGTCGATCCAGCAGGCACCGGCTCCGACGGTCAGGTTGGGGAAGGCCAGCGTGGGCGCCATGTTGGTGCCGACGCCGTCGGCGATGCCTGTGGGGCACCAGTGGCGGGCCATCTTGCGCCACTTGGGTTCGTTGGAAACGGAGCCATCGGCGGCGTCGGTAGGCCAGACGTTCATGGCGACCATGTCAGATCCTTTCGAGCTGGCGGACGCGCCGGCTGAGCCCAGCGAGCGAGCGGAACAGTGCGAGGTCGCCCGAGGGTGCCCCGACCGATGGCACGATCGTGGCGCCATCGCCGTCGAGCGTGACGTGCACTTCGCGCACTTGATCGACGACGGTAAGGCCACCGGCCTTGACCGTGACCGTATCGCCGAGAGCCCAGTCCCGGCCGAAGCGTTGCGCGTCGGAATCGATCGGCACGAACGTAACGGTCGTGGGCTTGACGCCGGCCGCCACGGCTTCGGCTCCCGCGGTGTCGAGCTGCACAGGGTCGGTGGTCTGGCGCTGGTCGACGAACGTCTCGGCCAAGCCCCACTCGGTGATCGAGCTGGCATTGGTGGACTCGCGGATGATGCGGGCCGTGCCCTCGCCTCCGCCGGCGACGACGGCCTTGTTGGCGGTGGCGGTTTCGGCGGTGCCTGACCACGAAGCGAGCGTCTCCAACCCAGCCGAGAAGATCACGCCCCGATCGATCGGGGCGAACACACGGAAGACGAGATCGACGACATCGAACATGAGACCCGATGGCCCAGCCGTCTCTTGCATGAGGGTGAGAAGGTTCTGCCATCGGGCGTTGACGGTGATCGTGGGGCCAGCGGCAGCGGGTACGGGCACGGTGAGGCCGGGCACGCGACGTGCGGCGACGGCCGAGGGTCCAGCGTTGACGCGGACCAGCTCGGCCAGCACCGCAGCCACGTTGCCGGTGTGCACGTCGTAGGCGCTCGTGTTGTAGGGCGGCGCCGCGGTGGCGGGCTGGGGATGGGCGAGGCGCCGGCTGAGGAAGACCGTGTCATCGGCCCCATGGATCGTGAGCATGTCGCCGTCGATGCCAACATCGCGCTTGAGGTGGGTCAGCGGACCCGATCGCCACAGCACTCCATCGAGGACTGCTTCGAGCCGGGCGAAGCTGTCGTTGAGGAAGATCTCACCGGCCAGCGTGTCGGACGGCAGCACCAGCTCCCACGTTGAGATGTCGTTGATCCGGGAGACGATCTCGGCGGTCTCGTAGACATCGATGGCCGCCTGGCGCGTCCCGAGCTGATCGGCCACGAACAGTTCCCAGCTCATGCCGACAACCACCGGTTGCGCCAGGCGAAAGACACCTTCGAGTCGATGTTGGAACCGCCGAAGCTGATCGTGATGACGTTGACACCGGACACCAAGGGCCACAACACCGAGTCGTCAGAGAGCCGGCCGAATGCGTTGTAACCGTCGAGCTGGGCGGACTTGCGCCCGGGGCGATGGTCGACGACGAGCGTGGAGCCGGCCACGATGTCGCCGGTGAACGTCCACGAGAGCCCGGTGGTGTCGTTCGTGACGGTGAGGTCGGTGCCGGGGCCATGGGCGGTGATCACCGGCCAGGCATCAACGTCGCCGCGGTTGTCGATCGTCGTGCCCGAGAAGATGTCGCTCATGCCCAAGACCAGCGGCAGGAATGGGAACCACGTGACGGCCGAGCCGAGCACCGACACGACGGTCTGCGCGTCGGCGTCGACCCAGTACGGGTCGGCCGCTCGGAAGGCGAGCGTCGTCAACCCGAGCGAGCCGTACTCCTCGGCGTAGCTTTCAAGGCCCGATTCGTAGACGCACACGAGCGCCCGGCCAGCGTAGGGACCTTGCACCACGGTCAGGGTGCCCTCGCCCTTCACCGGATCGAGCGCACGAGCCCAACGGCGAAGCTCGTCACGACCAGCTTGAGGTCCGGGCAGGACGACCGGGATGGTGGCAAGGCGTTCCTCGTGGCGGGCGTATTGGAAGCGTCCACCTTGGGCCTGGGGCACCCGGATCGTGTGGAGCGACACCGGGGGCATCATGCGTTGGGTTGCCTCGGTGCGGGTGACGAAGCGGATGACGTCGCCGGTGGCGCTGCGCCACTCGTGCGTTTCGCAGAAGTCGTCGGGTTCCCAGGGGTTCATGACATGCCTGCCAGCAGCTCTAGTCGTCGGAAGCCGTAGGCGATGTCGGACGCGTCAGCGGTGCGCGGGTAGATGTTGAGCGTGTAGTTGCTGGCACCGCCTTCCTCGTGGATGATCGTGCGCAGCATGGCCTCGGGGGCGACGATCTCGGTGCCGGCTTCGCCACCGACGAACAGCGTGGGGCTGCGGAGCACGCCACCGCCGGCGAGCTGAGGGATGTCGGGGAAGTCGATACGGAATCCACCAAGCGTGCCGCCGCCGTACTTGCCCAGCGGGCCGAGGTCGACCTCAGGGATGGCGATGGTAGGGATCTCGAAGGCAAGATTGTTCCAGAGGCCGATGATCGAGTTGATCGGTCCCTTGATGGCATCGACGATCTGGCGGGCGGTGTCGGCGATCTTGTCGATGATGGCGTGGAAGGCGTCGGCGATGGCCTGCCACTTGTCGGTGACGAACTGCCACACGGCGGTGGCGCCGGCCTTGATCTGGTCCCAGCCCCACTCGACCCAACCGATGAGGTTGTTCACGGCGGTGTGCACGGCGTCGGAAATGGCGTTGAACTTGTCGGTAACCCAGGTCCAGACGGCGGTGACGCCGTTCTTCACCGTGTCCCAAGCGGTGGTGAACACCGACACGACGGTGTTCACGGTGTTGGTGACGGCGTCCTTGATCCAACCGAACACGGTCGAGATCCAATCCCACAACGTGGTGACGACGAGCTTGAGCCCTTCCCAAGCACCGGTCCAGAACCCCACGACAAAGCCCACGTAGGCCATGACGGCGGTGACGATCCAGCCGAACACGGTCGTGATCCAGTCCCACAAGGTGGTGACGACGGCCGAGAAGATCTGGAAGCCGACCGTCCAGGTGGTGATCAGGATGCCCACGTAGGCCATGACCACGTTCACGATCCAGCCGAACACGGTCTTGATCCAGTCCCACAGGGTCGTCACGACGGCCACGAAGATCTGGAACCCGAGCTTCCAGGTCGCCACCACGATGCCGATGTAGGCCGAGATGACGTTGACGATCCAGCCGAACACGGTCTTGATCCAGTCCCACACACTGGTGGCGGCGGACTTGATCCACTCCCACGCCGCGCCGATGACCTTCACAATCGTGTCCCAGTTCTTGATGATGATGAAGGCCAACAGGGCCACGGCGGCGCCGATCAGGATGAACGGCAGCGCGGCGAGCATCGTGGCGGCGGCCACACCGATGGCGCCGACGAGCCAGATGGCGAAGGTGACGGCAGCAGCTGCCGCCGTGGCGATCATGGCCGGTACGACCGTGACGGCCAGGACGGTGCCGATGCCGATCAGGACCGCCATCACTGCGTCTTTGTTGTCGGTCAACACATTGATGAACGAGCCGACTGCCTCGCCGATCGTGCTCAGTGGTCCGCCGAGTGACTCGATGCCCGGGATGAGCTTGTCGGCGATGAACCCCACGATGGCCGTCATCGCCGGCAACATCTTCTCGCCGATCTTGGCTTGCAGATCCTCGAACTTGGCACCGGCCGTCTTGGTCGAGTTGGCCAAGCCATCGCTGGTGCGGGAGAAGTCACCCTGCGCCGTGGTCGTCTGCTCTGTGATCAGCGCGTAGCCGGCCTGCGCCTTCTGCGCTGCGGTGAGGGCAGCCGGGACCTTGCCCTCCATCACGTCGGCGAGCTTGGTGTTCGCCTGCTCGGCGTCGCGCATGGCGTCCTTGTACTCGACGCTGTTCTCGCCGTGCGCCTTCAGCGCTTCGGCCGCCTTGCGACTCGCCTTCTCGCTGTTCTCCTGTGCCTGCGACAAGGCCCCCATGTCAACGCTCGATTCGACGAGCCCCATCGACAACGCCTTGGCCTTGAGGCTGGCATCGTTCATGTTGACGCCGAACTTCTTCAGCGGTTCGGTCTCACCGGTCAGGCCAGACTTGAGCGCAGCCAGCGCTTCGTCGACCGGGACGTTGTTGAACGAGCCGAGGTCGGCGGCCAGCTCGACGAGGTTCTTGCTCATGTCCACGCTGGCCTGTTGGGGCAAGCCGAGAGACACGGCGAGGTTGCCGAACGAGCCGGCTGCTTCCAACGCCTTCTGGCGGCTCATGCCCATGTTCGCCGCTGCGGTCTCGGACCACTTCAGGATCGAGTCAGCGCCCTCGGCGAACACGACGTTGACCTTGCTGATCGATTCCTCAAGATCGCTCGCCTTGGAGATGGCCTCCGAGGCGAAGTCGACGGCCGCCGCCGCAACGAAGGCACCGGCCATGGCGCCGGCTGCTTTGCCGAGCGATGCGAACTTGGACGAGCCTTCCTTCTCAGCTGAGTCGAGCGAAGCACTGAGGCGGCTCGTGTCGGCGACGAACCGGGCGACGATGGTGGGTCCGAGGGCCATGACTCATCGCTTCCGTCGGGCGGCCTTCTGGCGCTCCCGAAGCTCGTCGCGCATGTACCGGGCGAAGGCCGTGTAGGTGTCGTCGTCCATCGCCCAGACCTGCTCCGGGCTCAGTCGCCAGAATCGGCAGAAGGCGGCGAGACCGCGGAGACGGCGAGCTTCGTAGGGTCCATGACGGCATCCACCCCGTCCTGCACATCGATCTCGATCTCCGCACAGTCCTGCCAGCGGAGTCCCTCGATCGAGCGCCGGAGCTTGATCCAGATGAAGGTCTGGAAGCGGTCGGCGGCATCGGCTTCCTGGCCGACCAGGTCGTCGAACGACTTGCCAGTCTCCGCCTTGAGCCGGCGAAGGGTGCCGGGCGCTGGCACGCGCGACATCTCTGCCGCCGACATCTTGATCACATCGGGCAACGCGTGCGGTGGATACGGAGCCGGCTGGTCTCCGTTGTTCACAACGCTGGTGTCGACCATGGGAAGCTCCTGGCGGTTTGGGATGCGACCTCGTCGGCAAGCTCCGTGAACTCGGGCTCGGCGGCGAGCGCTGTCGGATAGAGGTAGCGGCCTTCGGGCACGAGCGGCCGGCCGCGTGATCCGCCGAACTCGATCCATCCGGCGTAGGGCACGCCGTCACCGATGGACACGCCTGCTCCGGCCGGTTCCTCGATGACGCTGACCGACGCGGCGAGCGTCCCGGTAAGGACGGGCACTTTGCCGGCGACCTGCGAGGCGATGGCCCGGGCGAGTTGCTCGGTGGCGGTCTCTACGGCCGGGCCGAGCTGGGCGGCCCAGCGCTGCATGTCGTTGTACGCATCGCGCAGCCCAACGACCTCGACGTGGTTTCCCTGCGCTGCCTGGTCAGGCATTGCTGGTGGTGGCGGCGCGCTTGGTCGTCGTGGTCTTGGGCGTCTCGGTGGACTGGGCGTCGGCGGCCAGCGGAAGCGGCGCCTCGTTGGTGACGGGCACGGTGGTCCAGCCGGAGATCGACCACTCCAAGTCGAACGAGCTGGCATCGCCCACGTCACCGCTGATGGGCGTGAACGGCTGCGGGATCAAGTCCCCGACGAACTCTGGATTGGTGGCGCTGATCGGCTTGCCTGCGGAGGGAATCACCGAGAAGGCCACCGGTACGGCGGCCTCGACCGCGGCGGTGAGCACCTCGTTGGTGCCTTCGGGGTCGAAGGTGTGGTAGAGGGACGCCTTCAAGGTCCACTTGATGGTGCCCGGGTACTCGCGCGTTCCGCAGCTCGTCTTGACCTCGATCGTGGACACGTCGGGCGTGATCTCTACGTGCGACATGACGCACTTGAGAGAGCTGCCGTCGATGATCAATTCCGGATCGATGAGGATGAGCGGTTCGAGGTCGGCCATGGGTGCGTCGCTCCTAGCTGGTGATGGTGACGCGGACCGTGATGCGGGCCGCGAGGTAGTTGGTCTTGGCCATGGTGATGACTCGGGGTCCTGACACCGAGGCAAGCGGCCAAGCGCTGGAGTCGGCGGCGAGCCGGCCGAGCACGTAGGCGACGAGGTCCTCCAACTTGGCGACGCCGTCGCCTGGCGCCATGCGGCCGGCCACAGCCGTGACGACCATGCGACCCTGTTGCCAGCACGACGTGGTGGGTTCGAGCCACGGATCGCCCCACCCCAACATGAGAGCCGGTGGCTCGATCGTGTCGACAAGCGAGACCAGCACGTCGGGATCTGTCCCAGTGATCGGGGCGAGAGCTGCGGCCAGCTTGGAGCGCGCGTCGGCGATGTTCATGCCACGCCCCATTTGGTCTTGTAGGGAAGGAGGGCGGCGGCGTGGCGCTCGAATCCGGACGTGGGGGCGGCGAGCACCCCGGTCTGCTCGTACCCCACGCCGCCGTTGTAGGTGGCCGGCGCCTTGAACCAGTCGACGGCGCGGTTGACATTCGTCCGAGTGAGCAGTCCCTGCGATGGGTTGACGACGGCCGCGTCTTCGAGGAAGTGCGTGATCTCCATGGCCGCCGCGTCGAGGCAATCGCGCAGGAGCTTGGAGTTCTCCGCGGTGACACGGATCTCCAACGCCTCGGCGAGTTGCTCGGTCGTGGCGTAGGCCATGGGGATCAGCTCCCGTCGCTCGGCCTGCGGGTGGCCCTGCGCTCCGGGGTGGTCCTGCTCACCTGGCGGTCGTACGCCGTCGTGGGCGCCGGCTCGGGATCCGGCTCGGGCTGCGGCTCAGGTTCCGGCTCGGGCTGCGGCTCGGGCTCGGACTCGGTTTCCGGCTCGGGCTCGTCTTCGACAACCGTGGCGGTCACCACAATCGGGACCGAGTTGGATTCCTGGTCGTCGATGTTGCGAACCGTGACCTGGTGGGTCCCTACGCCGAGGGAGCCGCTGACCACGTTGTAGATCATTTCTTCTTCGGTGTTGGCTTGGCCGACTACCGCCAGCTGATCGATCTCGATCACCGATTCGATCGAGAAGTTGCGGCCGGTGATGGTGATGATGGTCGTCGTGGTGACCGGAAACGAGTTCGGGACGACGGTGTCGATGTGTGGGTCGGTCGGACTTCCGCCGCCTCCACCAAGGATCGATGGCGGATAGCTGTTGTCGTAGGTATCGAGGACTCGCCTCAAGAGACCGGGATCGCTCATGGTTAGCTCCGATCGATGTTGTGGCGAGCGAGCGGCGAACCCCGGGGGGACGTTGTGTTGGGTCCGCCGCTCAATCTCGCGAGGGTGGATCAGGGACCGACTCGCACAGCGCCGTTCTGCTCGGCCGGTGGCGTGCCGCTGACATCCGCTTCCTTGGTCGTCGGCCGGTAGAAGGCCATGCTTTCGGCGACCGCGACCTGGCGACCCAGCAGCGCAGGCTCGACCGCTTCGAGCAGCGGGTAGCTGTAGACGTACGCCTCGAACGCGAGGCTGTTGCCCACGAAGATGTCCGTGGTGGTGATGCCCGGCGTGACGATCTGCTGCAATCCGAGCGGCCCGAGCCCGAAGTCGCCGAGCGAGCTGGTGCCCATCGCGTTGCTCGCGCCGAGGAACGGGAACAGCGGACGGCCGGCGGCATCGGTGAGGCCACCGAGCTGCGCCCAGCCGAGCGGACCGTAGGCGATCCACGTGGGCAGCTCGCCGGTGTTGGTGTAGACGAGCGCAGCGGCGTCGAACAGGGCGGACAGTGTCGTCGCCGAATCGGCGCCGGCCGCGAGCGGAACGTGCGCCGTGGTCTTGGCCAGCTCGGTGATGGCCGCAGCCTCGCCCTGGTAAGCGGTCCGTCGCTGGAGCTGCCCCACGACGATGTTCCATGCCGTGGGATGCATCGACATCAACTGCTGCGACACGTTGAGGTAGCCACCCACAGTGGTCAGACTCAGGTTGTCGACCTTGACATCGAACTTCTTCGACACCAACTCGGCCTTCTCAAGTGGCTGAACGGCGGCGCCGATCTTGAAGTCGGGATCGACGATGCGTGGCCGAGAGAAGTTCATCGAGTTGGGCGCCGGCTGCCGTCCGATGGCCGTGAGGAAGGGCTGGCCCTTGGGGTACATGTCGATGACGGGACCGACGACCGGGGCGACATACAGGGCTCCGAAGCCACCCGCCACCGGGGTGGTGTCGGCGGCGTCGGTGCCCATGTGCTGGGCGGCGCGCTTCATGACCGAATCCCAGCGACGCTTGGCTTCCTGGTCGTCGTGGTCGTGGGCCGAGCCAAACTGGGCGTGCAGGCAGTCCCAGATCATCTCGCCGCCGGAGCGGTACTTGATGCCGCCGGTCGGAGCCGGCGTGGTGTTCAGCAGCTTGTCGCGCGTCTCGGCGTCCATGGCCTTGTCTTCGCCGACGACACGGATCAGCTCGTCGAGCCGATCGATGCGCTGGTACGCCTTCTCCATGACCTCAAGGTCGGAGTCGGACGGATCGGCGGCGCGGTCCGCTGCGTTGTTCTTCAGGACAGAGATGGTGTTGCAGAGCTGGTCGCGCTCGGCGACATAGCCCTCGACGAGAGCGTGGGGCACGGTTGCCTCCCTGGACGCGGACCCAGCTCGCCTGAGCCCATGTGAAATGGGGTCGGCATCGGGCAGGTCGGCCGGGCTCCGGTGCGGGACGGGCCACTCGCTCAAGGAGGGGCGGCGTCGGCGTCTTCCGGCAGCAACGGTAGCGAGGCTGTCACCGTCTGCTGGCGGACAGCGTATCTCATGAAGGGCAGTTGTGGATGACCATGATTGCGATGGCGGTGAGGATCAGGATGCACAACAAGGTGATCGCCCAACCGGCCAAGAACAACGGCACCACCCAACGGTCGGGGATGCTGGGCAGCTTCATCAACCGCGATGGCGCAGTGGCGCATATCCGAACTGGGCGGCCAGTTCCTTCTGGCGCTCGACCACGTCGTCGGCTCGACGGGACAGCTCGTTGAAGCGAAGGCGTCGCTCGACGATGGCCTCGGCCTCGGCCTCGGCCTTGCGGCGCAGCTCGTCAGCAGCTGCTTCCGCTGCCGCTTGCTCGTCGGCGGCTGCGCGATAGGCGAGCACCTGGGCCTGGTCATACGCACCCTTCGGCTCAAGGGCGACGCCATCGAGGTGGGCCTTGACCCGCCAGCGGATGCCGTCGTCGTCCACCTCCGTACCGTTGACCTGCGGCACCCGGAACTCGATGCTCAGCTCGTTGACGCCGTTGGCCAACAGGTCTTCCACGTCGTCGGCCTTCGACCGCAGGATCGACACGTCGCCATAGAGCCCATCCTCGTCTTCCCGCAGCGACGCGAATGGCCCGAGATACCCGAGCCCGCTGTCGTGGCGGTGGGCCAGGCCGATCCGGGCGATGACGCCCTTCTCGGTGCTCGTGGCTTGGGTGTTGAACGCCATCGGTCGGAAGCCTTCGCGGTACACGTCGTGCGTGCCGTCGGGCAGCAGGTCGGCCACGTCGGTCACCTGGTTGTAAGGCACGAGCCGGCCAGTCAAGGTCCGGGGACCAGTCCGTTCGAGCGCGGTCGGGTACGCCCGGACAAGGGCGAGCTGGTGCTTGCTCACGGAGAGCCTCCGAAGGTCGTGTGGTCGGCGAGCCCGGCCACGTCGATGCGAGCCCGCAACTCGTCGAGCAGTTCCGCGGTGGTGGCGAGGCCGAGGTTTGGGCGAGGCCGGGCTGGCACCGCGGGACGCGTGGACACGTGGCGAATGACTGCGTCACCGAGACCCGCTTCCGCCGGCGGAGCACCGATCTCGACCACCTGGCTGAGAACGTCGGCGATGGCTTCTGCGTCGTTCATCGTGCACCTACCGAAGTCAGGTCGGGGGCGACGCCGCTCAGCCGCTCGGCCGCCCGGATCTCCTCGATGGTGATGCCGCGCTCGC